ATAGTTTTGCTACAAAATTCATATTCATAGATGTTTTCATCTTCTCTATTTTCTTCTATGAGGTCTTTCTTTTTTAACTTGTAATCCTCGTTTTTCTCCACAAGGTCCATAATATCTTCCATGTGGTCTTTTACATTGTCCAGGATAAACCGTTGGCTTTTTACAATATACCTCGGCTTTTTTTCTTCCGGCATCTGTACGGGCTGCGGTTGTACTGCTGCCGTGTTCTTTTTAGAAAATAGGTTACTAAATAATCCCATGTTGTGTTCCCTCGCTTTCTTCCGTGTTACTCTTCCGTTTCTGTTACTGCTTCCATTGCTTCCATTTTTTCTTTTACTGCTGAATACACAAACTCATTTACACTTGTCCCTACTGCTGCCGCTTTTTCCTTTATTACTGCTTTTTCTCCCTTTGGCACAAGTAATTCCATGCGGTCATAGGTTTTCTTTTTATATTCGTTCTGATATTTCGTCTGGTCGAACTCTTTTTTTATTTTTGGCATTTACGCCCTCTTCCTTTCTCTTGCCAAATGGTGTATAATACTTTTTACAGTTTAGGGCGGTTTTGGCAAGTCCACCGCCCTTTCTGTTTCCCTAAAGCCTTACTTATTAAGTAGGGCTTTTACTCTTTCTTTGGCTTCTGCCAGGTCCTTACACTCGTTTAAGATTTCAAGTATTTTCCTGGTCTGATTTTCTTCTGCCGTTTCTTTAAGTAACTCGCCTACGTTCATATCCTCGTCCATGAAGTTCTCCTTTCTATGCTTGCCCATTACTCATTAAGTTTATGTATCTCCCTTAACTGTCTTTATTATATAACATATTCCGTACTATGTCAATACATATTCCGTACTATTTTAAATTTATTTTTTATGTGCAATAAGCCCGGCGGAATGTGCCGGGCTTAAAAGTGCGTGTATTTACCATTGATAAAATCACAGAAACAACGGGTTTCAATATATAGTTGCATCATATAGGCGTTTTGGGTTTCCGGGCATTGGTCTAAACGATTGTGTATATAAGCAATGCACCCTTGCCCGGTGTATTCCTCATTGCTTCCCCGTTTCACATTAAAACGTGGGTTAAAACTTGTCAGACAGTACCGCAACGCCTATTGCTGCAACCCCTCAACGGTTTATAGTGGCTTGGGACACTCGCACCCGTTCACGGTGTGGCCGTTTTAGTTGCCGGGCGGCTATTGTTCCGCCCTTGCCTTATGCAATTCTTGTTTGTTCCACATACTCTTGTGCTTCTTTTTCGCTTTCAAACCAATCATTATATATATCTTTTCTCCTGGTACTTGTATATGTACTTTCCGGCTTTTCTTCTGCTTTTATCATATCTGTAATGTTTGCCGTTGCTCTTCCCCTATCGTCAAATGATGATGTTACACAATAATATGTTTTCATGCTCTTTTCCTTTCTGCCGGGACGTTTGCCCCGGTCTTATGTGTTATTATGCTGCTATGTCGGATGCTCCAATTACCGGACACATGGAGTAAACGCCCCACGGTGTAATTGTTTCTTCCTTGCCATTCCAGGAAAGCCCAATTTTGCACCGCTTTTCTTCTCCGTCCTTTAAGACTACAACGGTCTTTGCGGTTCTTTTTATAACCTTTACGGAAAAGATACAATCATGGTTACAAATGCTGCGTGTATAGTAGGTTTTGCCAACCTCAAATTGTGCTACCTGGTTTTTGGTTGCTTCGGCTGCTGCCTTTGCTTCCTCATGTGCTTTTCTAATTGCTTCCTTTACTAATTCGCTATATGTCATGTTGTGTTCCTCGCTTTCTTTATGTTCCTCTCTTAACTGTCTTTATTATATTACATATTACATATTCCGTACTATGTCAATACATATTCCGTACTATTTTAAAAATCTTTTAAATAAAGAAAAAGCACACTTTTTTAAGGTGTGCTTTTAATTCCGTGATATACATTATTTCCTTGCTCTTTTGGTAGCCAAATTCCTAAAGGCGGCGTTGCTTATGCTGCTGCTAAATTGGCGGCGTTTACTGCTGCCGTCACGGTGTTACCGATACCAATAACAATTCTGTCATTCTTAACCTCGATAACATCATATTTACTGTACCAACACTTAAACATATTACCGTAGTAATCGTAAGCATTGATAACCTTTACTTTCTGCCCTACCTTGAAACCGTGGGCGTTCTCTGTTTCTTCCTGGGTCGGAATGTCGGTTGGTACTTCTGCATCCGCCGGGGCTTCTGCAATCTCTTCATCCTTTGCAATGTTGGCGGCGTTTACTGCTGCCGTCACGGTGTTACCGATACCGATAACAACACGGTCCCCGTTTACCTGGATAACATCATATTCATCATAATAGGTTGCAAAACGCACCCCGTTGTATGTGATGTTGTCAATCACTCTTACCTTGTCCCCCACCTTATAACCGTGGGTTTCCTTGTTCGCCGGTCCCTGGTTCTCTCCGTCCCATGTATCATACTGTGTAAGGTTGTAAGAATTGATGATGTTCATTACATTCTTGATGTATGTAGGACTTGTTGCATATCCGCCGTTTTTGATTGCGGTAATAGCACTTTCGGCGTTTCCGTTGTTTACTGCTCCGGCATAACGGGAACTTCCGCAAATCAGATTGTAATAATCTGCCACGCTCTCTTCCAGGCTATCATAAGCACGGAAAGCGGCGGTAATCTGCGTGTAGGTCTTACCGTCATAGCACTCGTTTGTTTTACTACTGTAAACCTTGCCTTTCCAACTGCTTCCGGCCTTGATGCCAAAAAACGCATTAGCCTTTGTCATAAGCCCGGATGTTCCCCACCCGGTTTCTAATGCGGCCTGTGCGATACATACAGACGGTAAAACCCATTTATCACGGGTTAAATATTCTTTTCTTGCGATTGCTGCCAATTTTGCAATAAAGGCGTTTACCTGGTCTTTTGTTGCCATGTCTTATTCCTCGCTTTCTTCTTTTTCTTCCGCTTTCGCTGCGTTCTTGTCCCTTAACTGCAAAAGCACATCTTTTAACTGCTGCGGTATGTTGATAAATTCCGCCGCATTTTCCAAAATGGAAAGTGCTTCATTGCAGATAAAGAAAACAATAACAATTTCCCTTAATGGTATTGTGTCCCCGGTCATTCTCTGCACGTTGTAGGCAACTGCGATAACCACAAATACCATGATTTTTTTTACAATCCCCTTAAATCCGATTGCACTTGAAAGTTCTTTTTTATAGACTGCTTTCAAAATGCCCGTGAAATAATCCAGGATAGCAAAAAGCAATATTGTGTATAACATCACATCCCAACCGCCGAACAACGAAACGATAAAACCGCCAACCAATCCGACAATCACGGAAATAAAGTTAAACATTTTCTCCATTGTTCCATGCTCCTTTCCTTGTTTTTTACAAGTAAATCATATAATGGAACGGCTTTTTATTCTGACCCTTTTTACGCCGTTGCTTCCAGGCGTTCCCATTCATAGAACAACAATTCGTATTCAACCGCCTTTGCAATGTGGTATGTGTCGGCGTGTCCTAAATGTCCCTTTCTGCTTTCATACTTCCGGTTAAATTCTTCCGGCGGCAATTTGCCCAACTCATACGCCTTTACATCTTGCTTTAGCTTTCTGATAGATGATTTTCTTACTTTCTTGTGGTCTGCATAGTGGATATATCCGCAAAAATCTATACCATTCCCGGCGTATAGGATTGTGCTTTTAGGGTTAATATGTAAAAGCATTTCATTTTCCAAAAATTCTTCTATTCTCTTAACCCATTCTTTTAACTGCTCCAAATCATCCGATAGGATAATAAAATCATCCATGTACCGCACAAAATACGGAATATGTAAAACGTGCTTGCAAAATTTATCTAACTTATTGCCGTACACATTCGCAAATAACTGACTTGTGAGGTTTCCAACGGGTATTCCCACGCCGTCCGGCAATATGCCGTTGTGGTCTATAATATCATCCATTAACATAAGGGCTTTCTTATCCCCTATATAGCGGCGGTTTTCATCCTTTAATTTGTCATGCGGTATAGATGCAAAATACTTTGATATATCCCCTTTAAAGGCATACATCCTTAACCCTTGCTTTACCTCTGTTTCATACATCCATTGATACAATGTATCACTTGCGGCGTGCATCCCCTTACCGCTCCGGCAAGCGTAAGAATGGTAATAAAATCCGTTTTCAAATACGGGTTGAATAGCGTTACAAATCATGTGTTGCACCACTCTATCATAGAACGGCAACGCCATAATAAGCCGTTCTTTTGGCTCAAACACCTTAAATATCTTATATTCCCCTTGCCTATATGTTAAATTCTGTATTTCCTCGGTTGCTCTTAAAAGTTCCTCTTCCTTAACCATAGAAAAAGCCAATACCTCATTCGTGTACCGCTTGCACCTTGCCGCCTGGTGGAATGAAGTATTGGCATTTTCAAAGGTCCCCATTTTCTCATGTAGTCCCTTTACTGTTTTCATTTAATCCCTACCAATTTTCAAATATTCTATTTTACTAAAAGGTGGTTTGCTTTGTTAGTTTGTCCGGTATCGCACCGGAACGGGCAAACCGTCTGACTTACTTAAAATGTAAATCTTTGCTAGTGGCCGCTTGGGCTTCTATGTCTATAAAATTGTAAAGTCACACACGCACCGCACACCAATGTTCGTGTTCACGTTCCACGGGTAATTGTTGCAATTGACGGCACGGCTACCGCAATGCACGCCGTTGTTCCAATTGCCGCCGCCAATGAGGGCGTGCAAGGCTCGGAAAGTTCCGTGAACTGGCCCGGTGCATATTAACAGTTTCCCCAAAATAAAATTGGCAATGCCAACATTATTTCCAATTTCCATTCTTTACGGCTTCGATTATTCCGCCAATGATACATCCTAATTCTGTCATTTTCTTGCTCAATACTTCATATCTGTGTTTGCTCATTGCCGGATATTCCAAATCGTAGGAAAGCCGTATGAGGGTTTTGATAAACTGCAACTCTACATCTGCGTTATATATATGGCTCTTTGTCCCGGTCTTTCTAAATCTGATTACTGATTTAAGCATTTCAAAAACCGCCGTTTTAATTTGGCTCTGCAATGCGAATTTCTCAAATTTCGGAAACTGTGACAATATGGGATAAAGGTATAAAAGAAAATCATAGGTCTTTTGATACGCTTTCATGCTCTCCATATACGCATCCGCTTGATTGCTTTTCTTGTTCTCTGCCATGTTTTTATCCTCGGTTTATATATTTTTCTATTGGGTGGGCTTTCGCCCACCCTGGCAGATTACAGACTGTCACACACGCACCGCACACCAACGTACGTGCCCACGTTCCACGGGCAATTGTGGCAACTGACGGCACGGCTACCGCAATGCACGCCGTTGTCCCAAAAGCCGCCGCCACGGAGGGCGTGCAAGGCTGTTTGTGACGGCATATAAATTTGACCGTAGCCGGACATAACATTGTACCAATTCCAGGATGCGGCGGTTGGGTCTAAACACAACTCGTTAAGCCATTCCCACACGTTCCCGGCAATATCCATAATGTTTTTTACAGAAATTGCATTTTTGATTTTTCCAACGGCGGTTCTTGTTGAGTTTTCGGGAGACGGAATGGCTGCACT